AATTCATCAATGAAGTCAGTAAACTCGCCAAATCTTTTTTCAGTTACGTTAGTAGACCAGATGACACGGAATAATGGTAGGTTATTATCAGTAAGAGTTCCGTAGTTATCCTTAAGCAGTTTATTAATTCTATCTACTAGTTCTTTTTCCATGTTAGAAGGGAGAGGTTAGAAGCCAAGACAGTTAATCCAACCTCTCCCACCTCCTCTAGCTGTGATACCAGACTGCTCCATCGTAGTATAACCGGACAAGTTGTCCAGCTGCACCAGTCAAAGCAGTATTAATATTTCCCCCTGTGCCTAGTGCCATAGCACCAAGACAAATGAGAGAAATATGGCCCAAGAATCCAGTGTAAGGCGGATTGATAGTGGTAATACTAACAGTTCCTGAAACCTTATGAACAGGATGACTGATAGTAAGAGCCGCTGCACTCGCCAATACTGGACCTTCATAGCCAGATGGAGGATTTACTCCAATCTGTGATCCAAACTTTCCATAGTCTACGTCTGGCATCTTAGTCTCCTATTCGTAACCTTCAGGAACTGCCAAGTTGTCGATGTAGACATTGACTCCTGGCGACTTGTGATAGAGATTCCAATCAGCAGTAATGTAAGAGACAGTCGAAGTCGCTACACCACCACTTGGTCCACGAAGCTCAAACACTTTCCTACCACCTACTGTATACCATGATGGTTCCTTCATAACCGCACGGCCATAAAGGTTCATCAGAATGAAGTCCATCCTCTTTTTATTCCAGAGGAATGATTCTTCAATTGGAATACCAGCAATAGAAAGATTGTCACCGAAGTAAAGGTCAAGACCTTCATTAGTCTTTGAACCTTTATTGATGACTACACTCAGATTACCGAGTGCTTCATATGCTGCTGTTTGTGCAGGATGTGTCCAGATCTTGGGCTTAAGCTTCTTAGCATTCTTGATACCAACACGATCGCCCATCTTGTTAATAGCAAGACGACCCATTGGGAATGCAAGAGCAGCACCGCCACCATCAACCCTAGTAGCAACTACTTCAGGATTAGATGCACGGTCAAGGCCAAGCCAAGATCCAGTAGTAGCATTAGATGAATGGTAAGGAATACCATACAATGCTACAGGGGTAGGACCAACAAGACCTTCAGGAAGAATTACATCAGTAGGAGCAGAACCCACAACTGATGGAATCTTAAAGGTGTTATTGGGATAGTCAATGTAGGTGATAGGAACAGGACCGGCAGGAGTCTTGTTCACAGTCCTAGCTGCATTGTAAACACTAACACGCTGTCCAAAGCGAAGGAGCTTAACTCCATATCCATCGCTAGAACAAGTAATAGTATCTACACCAGCAGCAGGAGTTACTGTAGTAATCGTAGCAAGGATACCAGTTCCACCTTGCATTAGCTGTGCTTCTGAATGCCTACGGAACTCATCCATAGCATCTGCCATGTTTTCACGCACAGCATTAATCACAGCTTGATTAGAAGAATCAGTGCCTAACTCTACTTCTAGAGTCCACTGCACTGCAATCTTCATGTGTGCTACAGTAAGAGTCCCCTTATCGTAACGCGTCGCATCCCCCGTCCCTAGATCTCCATTATTTGGGTCGTAATATCCGAATTTACCACCCGGACGGAGTTTAAGAGGGACCCTCATTGCCCGACTTGAAACCTTCTTACCGGCTACTTTCTCGATTTCGGAATAAAAAGTATCGTCTATATCGTAGGCAGTTTGGAGAGGGCCATCTTCGACTCTTTCCAACTCAGTGCCTAGCACATCGTCAACTGTCTGCACAAGTCTACCCTCCAGTCATGTTTCTTTCTACTTCCATCTCACCATTTACAGCATTTGACAGTGCTGGACTGGGGGTAGTGAGATTTCGTTTATAGCTCCATCCTGATTGGATGTTGCCTTTCCAATTCTTATGGAATTGCTCTACAGCATGCCTGTATTGCTGTTTTTTAACAGGGCTTAGATATTTCCAGAGCAAAGCCATTACTACTTGAGCATGTTCAAAATTAGAAAATTTTAATTGATAGGCATTATTGCTTTGCCTACGGGTTATATTTCCTAATCCTAATACAGCTTTTTTAAATCTCTTTAGCACTGCATCATGCATTTGTCCAATTTCTATTCTTATTATTGGATTCCAAGTTTCATGCAAGATGCAATAACTACAACCCTCCCCATCAAAAAAGCCAGCGGCCCATGCTAACTCATGTGTATCTATTTTAGTAATTCTTTCTATTGGCCTACCTGTTATATTGCACTTAATTTGTTTCTTTATTTCAAGCATCAAAAACTTGACGGGTTGTAAGTTTTTCAGTTCTTTGGCGCTCGGGACTCATCTTGCCTTTGCCAGTATTCTTGCTATCTCTATTGCCAGTAAGACGATTAGGATCAGGACCCCCACTGCTACCATGGCCGTTAACAGGTTCCTTACCCAATACTTCACGTCTTACCTCTGATCTATACTTAGGAACCAGAGTCTTAGCTTTAGCAATAAAAGTAGTTGCTAAAGATCCTTTAAGGCTTCCATTGAATCCAGCTCTTTGTTCTCTCTTCCAAAGACCAGCCATCCTACCAAGGTAGGCTTGATCTTTATCCATGTCGCCAAGGACACGTTCTTTAATATCCTTAACGATAATCTTGTAGAGTCCAGGACGAGACTTTTTCAAGTCATCAAGTCCTTTAGTAATCTCGCCTTCCAAGTTAGTATAGCAAGTATTAGTTACTTCCTTATAAAGCCCATCGTATTTCTGGGCCATGAATGCTTGCTTTTCTTTCTCTACTTTATCGTCTTTCCTATCTTCTCTACCAGAATTAACTAGACCTTCCCTCTCTACATCTTCATATCCACCGCCAAAGAGCATCTTATGGACGATCTTGGCAGCGTTCTTTATGTTATCATCGCCTTCTTTAACGCCATGATTATAGACGTTCTTTACAAATCCCTGTAGAGTAGGACCAACTGCTTCATAGAAAGCCTCTTTATCAGCCTTCTGTAATGCGGGAATGAAATTCTTAGCAAAGGTAGCGAGACTTTCCTTATTCTCTGCGCCTAATTCACTAATGAACTTCTCAGCATCTCCTTCTATTACTGAAGAACTGATCTCCTCATAAGCCAATTCACGCTCGGCCGCACGTTTAGCATCTTCAACGGTTGGGAAGATTTCACTAAACTGTTGTTCTCTAAAGAATGCATGTTTAAGTTCGGGAAAGTCCTTAAAGAACGCTGGGTATTTCTCTTTAATTTGCCCATAATCAACTCTAGCAAGGGTTAGATCTTCATCCTTCTTCTCACCCTTAGCCTCTAGATCATCATCTTTTTCATCGTCCTCATCTTCATCTTCTTTATCTTCTAATTCTTCGTCATCCTCTTCATCATCTTCTACGACTGGAGATTCTTCATCCTTAGTATCATCGCCATCTGTAGGAAAATAATTAGGTTCCTTAACGTGCCACGGGGACATAGGTCCAAAGATACTTGTATTGATTTTATTTCTCACTGTAACGCTCCAGGTATAGTGTCAAAGCCTTTTTGGCTTGTTCTTTTTTAACGTCGCTTAGTTCATTCCACATTAGAATAATGCCCATTTGGCATCGTTCAAATCCTGTTGTTTCCCATCTATAGATATGATTGGCTCCATGAAACATAGGGCCATATATCTTACCTAATCCCCATAAGCATCGCTTAAATTTCTTAATAGGACCTAATTCTACTTGAGACAAAGAAAGAGATAATCGAGGAGCATTATTTAATCTAAGAGCTCTACAAGAAATAGATCCTTCTCCATCGTAAAAACCAGAAGCCCAAGCTAGTTTTACTTTATCTATTTCTATATTACAATCACTAATTTCTTTCATTAATCCAGTGATAATACATCTGGTATGTCTCATCTTGCTACTGGAACTCCTGGAAATTGCGAGACATTAGCAGGTAATTCATTCATAACTCCCTTGGGATTCGGGTTAGGTGGTGTATTAGGCTCTTCTTTAGGTGGCTGTTGTCCTCCAGCACCTCTAGCTTTATGCTCAGCCCAATGCTCTTCTATCATCTTGATTCCATCTGGATTCTGTTTCTTCAACATAAGTCCAGTAGGTCCAATCAAGAAGCTTTCACAAACTTCAGCTTCTACTGCATTGTCATCATATTCATTGACAGTGACTGCCACTCCAGCTAGGAGATCAGTAAACTCAGCAAACTGCTTCTCCCTACTATCAGATCCCGGAATATAAAGATCCGGAGCGCCCAGTGCCTTAGTGAGAAGAGGAATGTTATTAGGATGGAACATAGCATCAGCTACCCTTTCATCCTTCAATCCCATAAGCTGAACAACAACATCCTTAAGTGCAGCAGGAGTCATTGGTAGATTTTCATCAGCGTCTACTTTAATACCACCAATCTTACCTTCTAAGTCTGCTTGCTTAATCCATACGTTAGCAAAGCCAGTATTAGTTTTCTGAACAAACTTCTCGTCCTGTCCTACCTCTTGCAGCATTCTCATATAGAGAGGAACTGCAATACTCATTACATCTGCCCAGAAGTATTTAACTACATTCCAGGTAAGACTAAGACGTTGAAGGGCCATAGCCCTAGATTGTGTATACTCACTAGCTGTCTTACTACCGGATTGTGCAGGACCACCGTAAATGCTGGGGAAAGCAGCAGTAACGAATTGAGCTTTAGTATCCAATCTATTCATCATAAGATCTGCTTCCTCACTTAGAGTAGCAGTCTTAACACTATGAAAAGCTTCTCCTAATGACTGTCCTTCAGCCGGAGGATTAGCAGGATACATCATACCAGGAGCAGATCTAGACTCACCATACTTCTTAAAGTCTATTACATCCGCTCTGGCAAAAGTCTCTGGAATAGCATGTTCAAATGTTTCAATCTGCAAGTCAACGATTTCATTTTGCAGATCCTGAATAGGTGCCATCGGTTTACCCAACGGCTCAGCATGAATGTAGGTGCTTAATGGATTTCTACTAATAACCCAATGATCATCAAGCGCCTCATTATGAATCTCTACCAGTTCATCATCAATAACTACACAGTAGAATCCATCAGGGAACTTCTTCTTAAGATCGGTAAGGTCTTTGTCAACTCCATCTACCACGTCCATTGCCCATGGCCTAACCCACCAGCAATTAACAGTGCATAGATTGGTTGAGTTTGTTCCTACCCTAATGTCCCTTTCGTCGGCAGTGTATTGATCAATTCCCGCAGTAAATCCTCGCTTCTTAAGTTTAGGATATAGATTCTTAAGAGCAGAATAATGTTGCTCGAAGCTAAGGCAAAGATAAGGAATATGAGACTGCTCTCTAGCATAGAATGGCATCCTTACGAATAAAGGACTAAAGACTTCTATCTTTGGACGTGCCTTATTCTCAGC